TTACTGCCCCTCTGCCCATTTCTTGAGGCTTTCATCCTTGGGGTCATCCAGCACGATCTCCAGCCGCGCATAGAGATTGCCGGGCGGGGTGGATTGCACGCCCTTCCCGCGCAGGCGCAGCTGAGAGCCGGTATTGGAGCCCGCAGGCACTTTCAGTGTCACGCTGCCGGAGGGGGTCTTCACATCCACACTGCCGCCCAACACAGCCACTTTCAGGCTGACCGGCACGCTCATGCGAATATCCTTGCCGTCCCGTTCCCACACTTTGCTGGGTTTGACTTCAACCTCCAGCATCGCGTCTCCGGGCGGGCCGCCATTCGGCGATTGCTGGCCCTGGCTTTTCAGGCGCAGCGTCTGGCCACTCTCGATGCCGGCGGGAATGTTCACATCCAGCGCCGTGCCATCGGCCATGGTCATGCGGCGGCGGGCGCCGGTCACGGCATCTGCAAAATCGATGGCCACGCGATAGCGCACGTCGCGGCCCTTCATCGGGCCGGCATTGCGCCGTCCGCGTCCGCCGAACATGCCGGACAGGATATCCTCGAACGGGTCTCCCTGCGCGCCGCCAAACGGGTCGCCGCTGCGTGATTCCCAGCGGAACCCGCCGCCACCGGGCGCGCCGCCCGGGAAGCCACCGCCGCCAAAGCCGGCCGGGTTGCCGTCGCCATCAATCTCGCCGCGGTCGAATTTCGCGCGCTTCTCCTTGTCGCCCAGAATATCCCAGGCCTGGGAGACGCGCTTGAACTCTTCCGCTTTCTTGTCGTCATCCGGGTGCAAATCGGGGTGCAGGGCTTTCGCCTTCTGCCGGTAGGCCTTCTTGATCTCGGCCTCGATGGCTTTGCGGTCCACGCCGAGCACCTTGTAAGGGTCAAGAGCCAAAGTCGGTTATTCCTTCTGTTAAAGAATCTTCTATCAGCCCTCAATTAGGAAGTCCCGGGCCGTATTGAAACCCATGGGCCATATCGGCCATCTGCGCCAATCGCCGCAACCCGCACCGCCACAGCGCCAGATGGCACGGCCGCGTGAGCTTCAGAGACAGTGATTCCGCCGGAAAATCCGCTTCCCGTATCGGCCTGCACCGCGAAATTTCCGCTATTTGCCCCTTCAGGCAAGGCCCAGCTTTCCGGCAGATCGGCCCCGCGCCGCGTCCAGCTGAGCTCGTCGCCATTGGCTTTCAGATGCGCCACCGGCCAAGGCCTCCCGGCATAGTCCTCAAAGAACAGCGTCTCGGCCTCATCATCGCCCGCCGCCTGCCAGATCAGGTCCAGCCCGATTTCCTCAGGCCCAACGCTCGCCTGCACCACAGCGCTGTCCAGCAGCACCAGACGCGCCCCGGCCTCTGCCGCGCCCGGCACACTGCCGCGCTGCCCTCTCAACAGGCCGGACAGCTGCCAAATGTCCTCTCCCACCAGCGCAGCCTTCTCAAACTGGATCAGTTCCCAGCCCTGACCGGTCTCCAGCAGCGCGGCATTGCCGCCGCCCAGCACCTGTAGTTCCGGCAGGCTCGCAAACTCCCCGCCGGGGCAGACCAGTTCCAGCGCATTTGCCCGGTCCCATCGCCCGACTGGCCCGGCCTCGCACGGCGCCGTCAGCCGCCCGATCACAGAGGGCCGTGTCAGCCGCGCCCGCTCCGTCATCGCGCCGGCCTCCAGCCCTGCCTTCACAACCACTTCGCCCGGCCACGGGTCCGCCCACGCGGCCACCAGAGGCCCCATCCCGTCCGCCTGCGGAATACCAGGCGCGTCCATCACGACCAGGTCCACATTGCCAAAGACAGGCGCGGGCGGCGGCAGCGTGCCGATCTCTCCCGCCCGCACAGGCGTCGCGCCAGAGACATCCTCCCGGCAGGTCAGCGTGCGCACCATGCCCCGGTCGCTGATCTCGGTAATCCGCCAGACCGGGCCGCCATCCACACGCACGCCATCCCCCGGCTCCAACGCCAGACCGGACAGCGGCAGGCCGCAACTTGCGCTCTCCCGGCTTGATGCCGCCTCCAGCAAGGCCTGCGCAATCGCCCCGGCCCGCGTCCGGCCCAGCGCCAGCGGCAGCTCCACATCCTGCACCAGACGCGGATCGCCGCCCGCCAGCCGCGCCTCCGCCATGCCGGGCTGATAGTCCGCCTCAAGGTCCACATGCGTCAGGCGCAGCCGCGCGGGCGCCTTGTCCAGCAGCTTGCGTGTCCGCTGCAAACCGCCCTCCACCAGCGCGGCGGTCTCCACCTCCACGACAGGGCCATCGCCCGCCATTCGGAACACCAGCCGCCCATCCCGCTCCATGCATTCAAATCCGTAAGCGGATCGCAGCGCCTCCAGCGCCGCCCGCACCGAATGCACCCCCTCCAGCGTATAGCCTTCCAGAATACCGGAGAGGCCACTTGTGCTGACCCCCTCCACGCCGCCGCGTGCGCAGATGTCTGCCACCACCGCCGCCAGCGTGGTCAGGCCGCTGCGTCCGTTCAGCCAGTGCCCGCGCGCCCAATTGTCTCCGTCGCCCCACACATCATCGCGCAGTGGCCAGGCCGGAAACGGCCGCCCGTCCCACGCCCAGACATGCGCCGCCTCAACCAGTGGGCTCGCCTCCCAATAGGGCAGCACCGCCGCCAGCGCCCGGCGCTGGAACACCTCGTCCCGCGCCCCGCTCGAATAGGGCGGCAGCGCGCTTTCGCTGCTTTTCGGGTCGTAAAACACGTTCGGCGCATTGCCGCCCTTGTCGACCGCTGCAAAGCCGATCTCGGACAGGCGCACCGGCTTTGCCCCCGGCACCCAGCCCGTCGGCACGGCCTGCCGCACACCGCCCAGCCGCTCATGGTGGGAGTGTCCCGCCCAGCCTGCAATATCCTTCTGCCGATAGATCCAAGGCTCCCCATAGGCCCCATCGGTAATGGGTGTACGGATCTGCGTGTCCCGGTCTGCTGGACTGGCATAGTACCAGTCATACGCCTCGCCGCCCGTAATCTGCATCGCCAGATAATCCGGATCATCCGCCGCGCCATAGCCTGCCAGCGCGTCCAGATGGGCCTCCCCGTCGCGCCAATCCCCCATCGGTGGATACCAGTCCACGCCGACAAAATCGACATTGCCGCTCGCCCACAGCGTATCCAGCGGGAACAGCACATCGCCGCTACCATCCCCCGGCACATAGGCGCCATACTCGGTCCAGTCCGCCGCATAAGACACTTTCACGCCAGGCAACAGCGCCTTCACCTCTGCCGCCAGCGAGACCAGCGCCTCGACAAACGGAAACGCCCCCGTCTCATCGCGCACCCGCGTCAGCCCGCACATCTCGCTGCCAATCAGAAACGCCTCAACGCCGCCCGCCTCCGCCGCCAGCTGTGCATGATGCAGAATAAACCGGCGAAAGCCATTTGCTCCGTTCACGAAAGCATTTATCTCGCTGCGCGCCGCCGCCGTGCCATCTGCACTCACCCCAATCCGCCCGCGCCAAGGAAAGCCCGGCGTATCCATGAACAGGAAGGGCGACACCGTCACTTTCATGCCCCGCGCCACCATTTCTCGGATCGCGCTGACCACGGCCCGGTCCGCTGGTGTGCCGCCATAATTGGCATTGCCGTCCTCATCGCGGGAGATCAGATATGCATCGCCGCGGGATATGCCCGCCACCTCCCACGCATAGGGCCGCGTCAGCCGCTCCTTTGTCTCCACACCGGGGTGGATCTCGCACGCCCCCGCCATCACATTCGTGCCGAACCATCCGACCGTCAGCGCCACATGCTTCGCCCGCGGCAGGGCCGCTTCCATCTGGTCCAGCGCCACCAGAAAATCCGCCCGCGCCTCGCCAGACCAGGCATTCAGCGCCCGCTCCTGACCTGGCAAAGTCCGCTCTCGCACAATCTCAGTCGCATAGACGAACTCGCCGGATGCGGGGATCATGTTCACCCCCGTCACCGTTTCGGCAAGCCCCGCCTCGTCCCCGCCGGGCGGCACGCGCTCTACCTCGAAAGACAGCTGCGGCAGGCGGTTGCCGAACGCCTCCAACGGCAAGTCCTCGAACACGATATAGGCCGTGCCGCGATAGGCCGGGGCTTTGCCCGCACCCTCGATCACCTCGATCAGCGGGTCCGGCGTCTGCGTCTCGTCTCCGGCATAGAGGCGGTGCACCACACCGGACAGGTCAAACGGCTCACCATTCGCCCAGGCCCGCCGCACCGCCAGCACCGGCCCCTCGCCCAGCGCCACCGCAAAGCTGACCGAGTAGTCATACTCCGTCATCCTTGATCCGCCCTTGCTGCTCGCCCGGCGGGTCGTCTTCGTCTCACGAAAGCGCGCCGCCCAGATCACTTGCGCGCCTATCCGCATCCGGCCGTAGACAGAGGGAATACCCGCGCCCTCGCGCGCCTCCATCACGGGCAGCGTCTTGATACGCGGGCCTTCCTGCGCAGGGGCGAAATAATCGCTCACCGCCTGCCCGGCCAGATTGCCCAGCGCCCGCCCGAGAGACCCGCCAGACACTTGCCGCCCCAGCAGGTTCAGCCCCTGTGGCAGCGCCTGCTGACCAATCACCCGGCCTGCTGTCGAAAATACAATCTGCGCCATGCCTTAGTCCTCCACGCCCGGAAAGGTGAAGGCCGCCACCGCCCGCCTCTGCCACCATGGCACCAGCCGCGTCTCCACCACGGCCCGCCCCCAATAGGCATGCACCAGCGTGCCCTCGCCCGTCAGCACACCGCAATGCTTTGCCGGCACACCCGTTGCCATACGGAACACCAGCACATCGCCTGCCTGCGCCGCGCCCAACATCACCTCGTCCAGATGCCGCCGCGCCGCCGCCAGCAGCGTCTCCTCCCCGGTCACTTCCGCCCAGTCCGGCGAATAGGGCGGTGCCCGCTCCGGCTCCGGCCCGACCATTTCCCGCCACACCCCGCGCACCAGGCCCAGGCAGTCACAGCCCGCACCCTTCAAGCTCGCCTGATGCCGGTAGGGCGTGCCAATCCAGCCCCGCGCCGCATGTACAATCTCTGCCCGTCTCATCGTTTGCCCCCATCATTGCCGCTGGCGGCGGGCCCCAGTAGCACAGAGTCCGCCCCCGGCAGATGCGGGAAGCCGCGAAAATTCTCCGGATTGCCAAACACGGCTGTGCAGGTCGCAAATTGCTGATCACACGTCTGCCCCGGAAACGCTGCGGTTTCCACGCCGCAGCGCGCATCGCCCAGTACTGCGTCGCAGGCCCGCGCATAGACGCGCCCCAGAGGTCGCTCCAGCTCCGCCTTCCGGCTGACCAGTTCCGCCTCAAAGCCCGCCGCCCCGCGCGAAACCTCACTCAGTCGACCGCTCCAGACGTGCACGAACAGATCGGGCCGCTCCCAGTCAGAACGGATCACATCCACCCGCGCGCCATCCCACAGGCCGCTCGCAAGATCTGCCTCCGTGATCGCCTCATGCGCCAACGCCCCGCCCGCCGCCGCATGGCCAGGGCGCAGATCCGCCGAATGGGAAAAACTCGCCGCCTCCACCGCCGCGCCCGGCTGATAGGGCACACCGTCCACCTCCAGCGCCCGGTCATGCTCCGTCACCGCCAGCTCAAATCCGTCCGCTCGGCGCAGCCGCCAGCAAAGGCACGTCGTCGCCGCACCGCTCGCCAGCCGCGCGGCAAACTCTGCTTCAATGATCCGCATACCCTACCCCGTCAGTTCCATCAGTGGCACACGCAGCGCCTTGCCCGCACCAAAGCCTTCCAGCGTGATGTCCAGCCGGTCGGTATCGAACCGCACTGCGCAGTCAAATCGGAACCCCGCCGTCACCACCGCGCCATTTGGCGGCGCACTCTCCAGCGTCACAAGGCCCCGCGTCACATCCACACTGAAGGGCACTGCCACGCCATTCACCCCCACCAGAATTGTGCCCGCCACCGGCTTGTCGATACGCCGCATATAATCGCCATAAGCTTTCACCAGCTGAAACTCCGTAGTCGCCCCATCGCCTTCACCAATCCGCTGATCGCCTTCAGAGGGCACCTCGCCCACAGCGCAGGACCGGTCATCCATCGCATCCCGAAAGCGAAAGCCATGCAATCGCCCCCGCCGCGCCTCGAAGAATTCGGTCAGCGCCTGCACCGCGTCCAGCTTCAACGCCGCGCTGCCCACATCCCAGCGCCTGCGCGATCCGGCCCACACCGAATTGCGCGCTTCGCCGCCGCTCGCCAGCGTCACCACGTCCGTGCGCCGCTCCGGCCCGCCCGTCGCGGCCAGCGCCAGCGGCACGGGAAAGCTCACTTCATGAAAATTCGCCAAACTCACAGGAACCGGCCTCCCCCCGCCACAATCCGCGCCAGCAAAGCGCTCATCGCGCCCTGGCTCTCGCGCCCGGCAGACTCCTCCGCCCCCGGCGCATAATTCATGTTCAGCGTCACCGCCTGCCCAGCGCCCTGGTTCAGCCCGGCCATCGCCGCCACGCTCTCTGTCGCCACGCGCGCCAGGTCTCGCAGAATGCTCTCGGCCATGCGCTCAAAGTTCAGCTCGCCAGAGCGCGCAGCCTGTCCCAGCGCTGTCTCAATGCTCTGCCCGGCCCGCCCGAACGCCGCCTCCAGCGCTTCGGCTGCCTGCACCCCCGGCCCCTCCGCCAGGGCCTGCAGCGCATCCCCCGCTGAGGCGAGATACTTTTCGAAGTCTGCCATTTACCCCTCCTCTCTTCCCGACTCATCCTGAGCGAAGCCGAAGGATGAAGCGGCAGGAGTTGCACGCCCCACCCCATCCGGAAACGCCCCCATCAAATCAACCATCCGTCCACGCCCCATTGCATCACCTCCCCGCGCCAGCCAGCGCCACTCCTTCAGAGACAGCCGCCAGAACGCCTCCGGCCCAATCCCGGCAGACAGCGCCGCCCGCATCATCGCGCCCCAGGGCAGCAAGCCATCCCGCATCACCCTGCCAACCCCAGCCGGAACGCCTCCGCCACGGCGCGCGCCGCCGCGCCCGGCGTCACATCGCTCTCGCGCAGCGCATCTGCCATCTGGGCCTCGCCGCCCCCGCGCAGCAACGCCGCCAGCACCACCACAAGGTCTGCCGCAGACAGCGCCCGCATCCGCGCCTCCAGTTCACTCATCCGCACACAGCCGAAAGCCGCCTCAATCTCTGCCAGTGCGCCCAGTGTCAGGCACAGCCGCCGCGCCCGCCCGCCAATTACCAGCACTGTCTCTCCCCGCGCCGCATTCATCCTACAGCACTCCAAAGCTCAGGCGCCCGGCGCTTTCCAGCGTCACAGAGAATTCCGCCTCGCCATCATGCTCGCCGCTCCAGCTCAGTTCGGTGATCTGGAATGCGCCTTCCAGCACGCCGAAATCCGGCAGGATCAGCTGCCAGTCCGGCGCTTCGCCCGCAAAGAACACGGCCCGCATCCGCGCATCGCTTGCGGCATCCTTGAACACGCCGCGCCCGGTCACGCGGGCAGATTTCACACCCGCTCCGGCCACCAGCTCCCGCCAGGCTTCTGCGCTGTCCGCGCTCGTCCCGTCGACACTTCCGGCCGACAGCTGAATGCGGCTCGCCCGCACGCCAGCCAGCGTCGTAACCCCGCCCGCACCGTCTGAAATCTTCAGCAGAATGTCCCTGCCCCTCTGGCCAGCCATCACACCACCTCCTCTGAAATAATCCTGATCCGGATCAGCCCCCGGAACGCGCGCTTGTCTGCCGTGCGCATCACATCGCCATAGACGACATGCGCCAGCACGATATGCACGCCGGGCACGCTCCAGCTTGCGCCCTCCACCGCGCGGCGCAGCGCCGCCACCGCCGCCTTCGCAGCCCGCACGCCGCCCTCACGGGAATAAACCGCCAGCGAAATCCGGTGCGCCGCGCCCTTCACCAGCGCCGCATCTTCCGGCGTCACCTCATGCCGCTCCAGCAGGGCATGCGGAAACAGTGGCGCCTTGCTTTCGGCATCAAACACGCGCGCAGGTGATCCGAACACGGCCTGCACACCGGCATTCGCGCGCAGCATTTCCATCAGCGCCGTCTGCACCGCTTCTTCCGCACTCATATCCGACGCTCCCGGCGCGCGGCCAATATGGCGCTCACCTCCTGCGGCAGGGCCTCGCCCGCCTCACGGCGATAGGCCGCCAGCACCAGCCGCTTCAGCGCCTGCACCAGGTCCTCCGGCACATCCGTCGCTGCGCCATAGCCGGTCACGAAGGTCACATCGGCCCGCCCGCCCGGCGGAATGGAGGGCCGCGTCACAAAAGGCTTCAGCCGCAGCCGTCCGCCTACCAATTGAAACCGTGCCGTATGCAGCTGCGCCGCCCCCTCAGCATCTGCCACCTCAACGGAGACCAGCGCCGTCGCTGGCCCCGGCAACAGGCGCGCGCCAGTGCGAATCAGCCCCACCGGCCAGCGGTCAAAGCTGCGCTTTACCGTCCGCGTCACCAGGGCCAGCCCCGTCTCCGCCTCCAGCCGCGCCCGCGCCGCCGCGATCAGCCCCGCCACCAGCGCGTCTTCCCCCTCATGCCCGATGCGGAGATACTCTTTCGCCGCCTGCAGAGACAAAGCCTCCCCGGCTGGCGGCGTGATCACCGTCAGATTGCTCATTTCCCATTTTCCTTAGAGATTTTGTCATCCCGGAAAATCTGCAGGATTTATCCGGGACCTGTGCCTGGCTACGCAGCGTCCGGGATGACAATTAGGCTTAGACCAGCACTTTCAGCTTTTCGATCACCGCGCCGCCCAGCGGCAGGCCGATGGAGCGGACAAGCTCATTATCGATCTCGGTTTCGGTCGAATTGATCAGCGTGGAGATCGCCTCGGCCACTTTCGTGGTGAAGTCCTCCTGCTGCGGGCCGGTCAGCATTGCGACCTGTTTGATAAGGGTCGTGATAATGGATTCAAACATCGTGTTTCCTTTCTTGTTTTGAAAAAATCAGCTCCGCTCACCCCGGCGAAGGCCGGGGTCCGCGTAAGTGTTGAGCGCCCGAACGCAGTGAGGAACCGCCCCCCGCGCAAATTAAAAAGCTAAAACACCATCACTTTCGCCGCGTCGAAATTCTGTACGCCGCCGCCAACGCGCTTCGTCGTGTAGAACAGCACGTACGGCTTGGCGGAGTATGGGTCGCGCAGCACGCGGGCGCCCTGCCGGTCGGCGATCAGATAGAAGCGACGGAAATCCCCGAAGGCAATGGCCGCATTGCCCGTGCCAATGTCCGGCATGTCCTCCACTTCCGTCACCGGATAGCCGAGAATCGTCGCCGCCTCGCCGCCCGTGCCGGGTTGCCACAGATAGCGCCCGTCGCCATCCTTCAGCTTGCGGACAGATGCCACAGTCCGACGGTTCATCACAAAGCGGCCATTGGTGCGAAACTGCGCCTTTGGCGTGTAGATCAGGTCGATCAGCTGGTCGGCCGCATTTGCCGCGCCGAAATCCCCGGCCACAGAGCCGATCTTGCCCCACACATGGCTCGTCTCGGCCACGATATCATAATCCAGAAAGCCGCGCGGTTTGCCGCTGCCATCGCCGCTGACAAAGGCCGCCGATTCCTGCGCCGCAAAGGCGGCCTCCACCTCATCGGCCAGCCAGGCATCAATGTCGGCATAGCTGTCTTCCAGCAGGGTCTGCGTCGCCGCCGGCATGGCGTAGAGTTCCCCCGCCGGGAATTCCAGCAGAGAGAGACCGGAATGAGCCGTCTCCGTCCGCGCCGCCTGTTCGCCCACCCAGCTTGCCGCCGCGCCAAGGCCCACCGGCTTGCGATACACCCCGGCAGAGGTTTGTCGCACGGTCGCAATCTGGCGCATCGGGCTCGCCGCCATCAGGCGGGACTCGATCAGCCGGTCCAGCTCCGGCGGCGCAATATAGCCGCCCTGCTCGTCCGTACCCGTATTCAGCGCTTTCACGTCCAGCCGGGCTAGCCCGCTATCATCGCCGCTGCGCAGGTAACGCGTCCAGGCGTCACTACGGGCGTCTTCGTCCGCACTCTTCACATTCCCCGCCTCCGGCCTCGCCATCTTCAGGCTCAGCGCCTCAAGGCGGCGATCAATTCGCGCCAGGCGCTCATCCGTCAGCGGATCGCTTTCGCCCTTCTGTTCCATCTCTGCAAGGCGCGCATCATTGGCCTCTGTATAGGCCGCAAATGCCGCCATCAGCTCGGCCGTATCAGACCCGCCCGCCATTTTCGTTTCCTTGGTCATGCTCTCTCCTGTTAAACTACTCATCCGCTTGTCATCCCTCACGCCGCCACCGCCGCGCCCATCAGGGCAAACCGGGCACGGGCCTGCATCGGGCTGCCCACCAGGGACACTTCCACCAGATCCACCTCGATCAGTTCCCGCCCGTCCGCCCTCAAACGGTTCCAGATACGCGGGCGAAAGCCGATGGACAGGCCGCTCAGGCCGCTCTTCGCCATGCTGCGCGCCGCCTCGCTTTCGATCAGCCCACGCACGTACAGCCCGCGTCCATCCTCCACCATGCGCACCCAGCGCCCGGCAATCGCGCCCGGCCTGTGCTGCAACAGCATCGGCACACGCGCCGCCCGCTGCAGGCTCCGCGTAAACGCTCCGGCCCGCACCACATCCCCGCTCGCATCCGGTACCCCGAAGAGAGAGGCATAGCCTTCGATGAGGAGGTCGCGTCTCGTATCATGACCCCCACCTGTCCTCTCCCTTGCAGGGGGAGGAACCCGAACAGCAGCCGCCTTGCTTGAGGGCCATTCTCCCCCCTGAAAGGGGGGAGGTAGAGGGGGGTAATGCGCACGCGCATCTTCGCAAAAACGCCTACTCATCCCCCGCCTCCATCTTCCGCTCTATCCGGTCCAGCTGGCTTTCCATCCGGTCGACGCCCTCTTCCAGGCGCGCCAGCCGTTCCACCATTGTGCGCCGTTCCCGGACGGTTTGCTCCAGGTGCGAAATCCGCTCCGCCGCTGCCCCGGCCCAGACCAGCGCGCCGCCGGTCTGCACCATCACGGCCAGCACAAAGCCTGCCGTCACTTTCTGCTCCATCTTCATGATTGCAGCCCCGCCAGACGTCGCTTCTCCTCTGCGGTCGCAAAGCTCGCGCCTTCCAGCCGCGCCCACAGCGCATCCCTCTCGGCCGACAGGGCCGGCACGCGGTCAATGTCTGCGCGGATCTCCACATCCTGCCCGAATGGCACATCCAGCCAGGCCGACAGCGCGCCCGCGAATTTCTGCACCAGCGGCAAAATCGTCATCCGCCAGAAGGCGAGGTTCGCCTCCTTATAGTTCGAATACGTATTATCCCCCGGAATCCCCAACAGCATGGGCGGCACGCCCAGCGCCAGCGCAATCTCCCGCGCCGCGCCATGCCGCGCCTCCAGAAAATCCATCTCCGCTGGCGACAGAGACATCGGCCGCCACTCCAACCCGCCCTCCAGCAGCAGGGGCCGCCCCGCATTGCTGGCGCCGGAATACATGCTCTCCAGCTCCGTCTTCAGCGCCTCGAACTGGTCCGGCGGCATCCGCCCATGCCCGCCATAGACCAGCGCGCCGGAGGGCTTGGCCGAATTATCGATCAGCGCCTTCGCCCAGTCCGCGCTCGCATTGTGCAGGTCCAGCGCCCGCCGCGCCGCGCCCAGCGGGGCCAGGCCCAACGTGTCATTCACCGGGTTGAACAGTTTCAGGTGCAGCACCGGGCTCCAGCCCGTCTCTGCATCGCGGCGGATCACCCGCTCGCCATGGCGTTCCTTCACGGCCCAGGCCTCCACCCAGCCGCGCGCATCCTTCAGCGGCCGCATGGCGGACGGGGCCAGCGCATACAGCGCAGACACCCCCGCCCCATCCGCCCCACTGGCCGCCCCACTGGCCGCCGCCCCCACAGCCTCCAGGCAGACGCCTTCCAGAAAGGCATTGCCGGTCAGCTGAAGCTGGGAATAGACCGCCTCGAACAGTTCCGCAGCCACGCCGTCCGGCTGCGGCCTGCGGATCAGCCGCGCCGCGCCATCGTGCGCCGTCACCAGCGGAACGGACGCCGCCGCCTCGGCCACCATGCGCACCGCGCGATAGGCCACGGCATTCTGCAGATACCCGTCCCGCGTCAACGCCGCGCCATCGCGGGCGCCCCATCTGGCCGTCCCGATTTCTGATAGCGCGACCAGAGGCACCGCCGCTTTCGCCTCGCGCTGGGGCAATCGGAAAGGCCAGATGGGTTTCATGAAGGGCTCCGCTCTGTTTCGTTCGATGAGCAGAAATTAAATCCCTGACATCCCCATCGGATTCAGTTTGGAAAACCCTTCCAAAAACAGCGGCCTACCGCTAAAACATCAGGGAAAGCGCCGAATTTTTCCCTGTATTTTATTCCCGTGCAGGCATAGCCAGACCGGCGCAAATCTGCTTTTTCGCCGAACTATCAGGCGCCAGGGAGCTAACAGAATGTCAGCACGTGTCATTTCCATTGCCAACTCCAAGGGCGGGGTCGGCAAAACCACCACTTGTGTCAGCCTTGCAGAGGCATTTGCCGCCAATGGCTTCCGCACGCTGGTCGTGGATCTGGATACGCAGGCCAACGCCTCGCTGCTCGTTTTCGGCCATGAGGGCGACGAACATCTGTTCCGCGCGATCAATGAATACGTCACGATTTCTGACTGGCTGCTGGAGAATTTCTTCGCCGGTGAGCACAAGCGCCTCTCAGACTTCATCGTCACCGACGCGTCCGATGTCTCCTACAATGGCAAGCCGCTGGAGCTGGACCTGATCCCCTCCTCACCGCGCCTGCGCAAGACAGAGCGCGAGCTGATCTATGAGCTGACCGCCAAGGGCTATTCCATGGAGGCCCTGCAGGGCCAGGTCGGCCGCCGCATGCGCGATGACTTTGAAAAGCTGAAAGCCGATTATGACGTCATCATCTGTGACTGCCCGCCCGGCATTTCCGTGATGACCGAAACCGTCCTGGCCGCCAGCCACCTGATCATCGTGCCCACCATTCCGGACTTCATGTCCACACTCGGCCTCGACCTCTTCACAGGCGACATCATGCGCAATCTGCGCGGGCGGGACATTGACAGCCTCCCCTGCGTTCTGGCGACTCGCTATGATGGCACACCGCACCAGCAAGTGGTCCTCAATGCCATGCGCGAGGCGGCGAACGCCAAGGAAACCGAATTCACCATGTTCAAGACCGTTGTGCCGATGAAACAGGGCTTTGCCACAAACCCGATCGAGCTCGGCCCGGAACCGACCCTGAAGGCAAAATGGCCAGGCGAAGCGCTCGGCGTTGTGGAAAGCCTTCTCAAGGAAGTGCGGGAGAAAATCCAATGACCGACGCCCCCAAGGACAGCGCCAACGCCCTCGGCGCCCTGCTCGGCCAGAAAGACCGCTTCGGCAAGCTGGGGGAGAAAGACTTCTCCGCCGCCACAGAAATTCTCGTCAAGAGACTGATGGTCTCCGCGGGTCAGACCACGGAAGACATGAAGGCCCTCCGCGAAACAGTCGGGCCGGAGATCTTCGACAAGGTGCTGAAATCCCTGACCGCCCACCAGGCGCGCCAGCTCGCCCGCCGCATGGACAAGACCGTCCCGGACATCGAAGTCTCCACCGCCGGCGCCGCCTGCGCCTGGATTCGCGGCCTGATGACCGGCAACATGCCCGCCCCGCTAGAATCCGCAGCGGAAGCCAAACCGGCAGAGGCGGAAACCGCAGCAGAAGAAACGTCCACGGAGGAAACGGCCTCCGACGACGACAAACCCACGCCCCCCAAAAACGCCTATTTCGGCCGCAAAGCCTTCCGCACGGGGGGCTGATGCATGGCGGCGCCGTTCTCGCGCAAGCCTGAACAGACACGCCGCGCCCGTGCACTTCGCCAATCCGCCACTCAGACAGAGCGCCGTCTTTGGCCTGTACTCAGCCGCGGGCAAATGGGCGCTTCCTTCCGCCGCCAACATCCTGTCGGCCCCTATTTCCTCGATTATTACTGCCCCTCCCTGAAGCTCGCCGTCGAGGTCGATGGCGACTGGCATGATGAGGCCGCAGACGCCCGCCGCGATGCCTTCCTCGCCAGCAAGGGCATCACCGTCCTGCGCATCCCTGTCTCCTATATAGACGACTCTCTGGATGCCGTGGCTGACACGATCAAGCGAGAGGTGGAGTCGCGCCTGCGCCAGCAAGACTAACCTTCCCGAACCTCCGCTTAACCCCCTCCAACTCCCCCCTTGCAGGGGGGAGAGTGTCCCCAAGCAAGGCGCCTGCTATCTGCGTCCTCCCCCTTGAAAAGGGGGAGACAGAGGGGGTTCCTGCGGACTCCCCCCTCACAACACCCGCACCCATGGCCCGGCACCTTCCAGCACCAACGCCCACACCGCCCAGACCAGCGCGTCCACGCGGTCCGGTGAGCCGCGGAACCCTTCCGCGCCAAACCGGCACATCTGGTCTTCCAGCGTGGGCAGCAGGCCGACATGGCTGACCCGTCCCTGTGCGTACAATGTTGCCACCGGGGCCGCCCGCGCCCGCTTGCCCAGCCGCGCATGCACCAGCCGCACCGGCACGCCCGCCCCGGCGCTCTCCAAAATCTGCCGCACCATTTCGCCGCCCTGATTGGCCTCCGCGATAATCTCCCGCGCGCCGGTCTCGCGGCAAACCGCCACCGCGCGCCGGGCCCAGTCCAGCGGCTTCAGCCCCGGCGCAGACGCATCCGCCAGCACATAGGCATGGCCGCTGCGCACGCCCGCCGCGATGATGCCGCACGCATCCGCCGCCGGACCGCTGGTCGCCGGCGGGTCGACCGCGACGATCACATCCTCCATCATGGGCGGGGCATCGACACGGGCGCCGTCAATCATCCCCCTACGGAACAAGGCGCCTTCGGGGTCTTCCATGAATTCGCCGTTCAGCTCCTGCCGAGCCAGCTGGCTATCGCCATAGGCGGCCTTCATGGCGCGCAGGAAATCCGGTGACAGATTGCCGGCATTCTCCTGCGTCCCGGCGCGCAGCACATGCACGGCCTCATCCTCTCCCGCAGACAGCAGGCGGCGCATCAGGCCCACCGCCCGCGGCGTCGTGGACGCAAAGCAGCGCGGAGCCGCCCCCAGGCGCAGACCCATCTGCAGCGTGTCCCACACTGCCTCTCCCTTCGCCCAGGCGGCAATCTCGTCACACCAGGCGACATCGAATTGCGGGCCGCGCAGACTGTCCGGGTCTTCGGCGGAGAAGACATGCGCCTCTGCGCCATTGTCAAAGCGCAGGATACGCCGGCTCGCATGATAGACCGGGCGAAGATCCTGCCTGGGCTCGATCCATTTCAGGCCGCTCGGTCCGTCGATCATCACTTCGCGCACATCGTGCAGGGCCGGGCCCACCAGCGCCGCACGCCTCCGCCCGCCGTGCAGCAGGCTCCAGCGCAGCCATTCCGCCCCGGCCCGTGTCTTGCCAGCGCCGCGTCCGCCCATGAACAGACATGTCCGCCAGCCCGCCCGCGGTGGAACCTGTGTATCGCGGGCCAGGCGCAACCACGGATTCTCCGCCACCAGTTCGCCCGTCTTCGGCGGCAGGTCGCTCCAGTCCCCCGTCTCGCAGGCCCGGCGCACCTTTCGGCGGAAGTCCGGATCCATCAGCTGGTCGCCCTTTCCTCTCATGGCCGCCCGTCTGGGCCCCTTCATCGGAGAGGAAGGCATAGATGTCCTCTTCCTCGTCTGCGGCTTGATTTGCGGCCTCCCGTTCATGGGCGATCCCCCCGACCTTGATTCCTGCCATTTCCAGCTGGCGCACTTCCGTGCTGACCCGCACCAGCTGCGTCACTCTCGGCGCGATGTCCTCGCCCGCCGCGGCGGCGGCCAGCATCTGTTCCGTCGCCTGGTCCTGCGCTTCATCCATGGCCAGCTGCAGGCGCTCCAGCGGCTTTTCCGGCTCGTTCAGCTCATGTTCGCGCATCAGGCGGTAGACGCTTGTGCGGTGCAGCCCCACCTGCGCCGCAATGCGCGTAACGCTCCAGCCGAGCAGCCAGCAGAGCCGGATCTGGCGCTTCAAACGTTCCCTCTTCGGATGATGTGACATGCGTCCCTCCCGTCTCATGAGGGCAGTTTCCCCCATGCCCGTCCCCATCGGATTCGCGCGTGGGTAGACTTCATGAATCCCGTATGATTCTCCCGCGCGGCCGCCCATCCGGACACAGATGTGTTGCAGGAAAAGCACGAATTTCTCCCCGCATGACCGGGGCTTGGCCCAAAAACCTAATGAAACCGGGGAGCGTCACAAAAACATTACGCATCTGTCATTCAGGCGTAACGGAGCCGTGGGAACGGGCCGCCATCCAGAGAGAAGGACTTCCTCCCATGACTTCAACCACCCGCAAGCTATTGCTCCTGGGTGCCGCCACGGCCACCCTGGTCCAGGCTGCTTCCGCCGACATCCTCAAAGGTGTTGTCACCGACGCGACCGGCGAAGCGCCGCTGCAGGGCGCCATTGTGACGATTGAGGAACTCGGCCGCAGCGCCTCCTCAGACCGTTTTGGCGCATACCGCTTCACCAGCATTCCGGCTGGCGACTACACGCTTTCGATCTCCTATGTCGGCGCAGACACGGTCACGGACACGGTGAACATCTCCGGCGACTCCACCTATGACATCGTGCTCGGCGGCGATGTGCGCTATCTCGACAACGTTCTGGTCGTCGGCTCTGCTGCGGCCCAGGCCGGCGCCATCAACCAGCAGCGCGCCTCCGATGCCATCATCAACGTGATCGACTCCGACGGCCTCGGCAACTTCCCCGACACGACCGTTGCTGACAGCCTTTCCCGCGTGCCGGGCCTGTCCATCGAGAACGACCAGGGCGAAGGCCGCTACGTCTCCATCCGCGGCATCAACACAGACCTCATCTCCGCCACCATCAACGGCGTGCGCACCCCCTCCCCGGAAGACCGCCGCGGCGTTCTGCTGGATGGTGTGCCGTCTGACCTTCTCGACGGTATCGAGGTTCAGAAATCCCTGACCCCGAATGTCGACGCCGACACCATCGGTGGTGTGATCAATCTGAAAACCATCTCCGCCTTTGACCGCGATGGCCAGTTCATCCGCGCCAAGGTCGAGGGCTCCTACAACGAAATCACCGAAGAGATTTCCCCGAAAGCCACGCTGACCTATTCCAACGTGTTCGGCGAAAAACTGGGTGTCGCCGCCTCCATCAACTATCAGGATCTGCAGATCCAGGCCCACAATAACGAAACCGGCGGCTGGGGCTTCAACGAAGATGTCGGCGCCATCATTCCGGACGATGACTACGAAATGCGCTGGTACGATCTGACCCGCGAGCGCGTCGGTCTTGTCTTCAATGTGGACTACAAGGCCACAGAGAATACAGAGCTTTACCTCCGCACCCTGTACAATCGCTACAAGGATGACGAAGTTCGCAACAAGTTCGAAATCCGCAGCCTGGACGAAGAAGACCCGACCGTCACCGATACGGGCTTCAGCTTCGACTATGCCGAGGCCGATGCCGAAGTGCGCCAGCGCGAAGAAGTTCGCAACATCCAGACCTACGCCCTCGGCGGCAAGACCTATGCTGGCAACTGGACGTTCGATTACGAAGTCTCCTACGCCTATGCCGAAGAAGACGACTCCAACAATCACGATGTGACCTTCCGCTCTGATGATCTGGAAGGTGACGGCATCCTGGTCTGGGATAATTCGGACCCCCAAAAGCCGAAATTCTCCGGCACCGGCTATGACTTCCTGCTCGACCCGTCCAACTACACGATGGATTCCTTCGAACGGGAATTTACCACCAATGAAGACACCGAATGGGCCTACAAGCTGGACCTGACCAACGATACCGTCCTGGGTAACACACCGGTCACCTGGAAAATGGGTGTGAAGGTGCGTGACCGCGAAAAGGTGCGGGATGTGAACCTGAAAATCTATGAGCGTGACGACGTTCTGCTGACAGACTACATCACCGCAAACTCCCAGATCTCCGGCTGGCGCATGGCCAATCCGATGTTCCAGTGGCCGTCTGCAGGACTGACTAATGCCCTGCGCGGCACCTTTACGGCAGACGAGCTGGATGAGGATGGTTCGAACTTTGACAGCCTGGCCGAAGACTACACGATCGATGAGATGATCATCGCCGGTTACGGCATGGGTACGTTCCAGATGCAGAACCTGACCGTTGTGGCAGGTGCCCGTATCGAGGCCACCGATGTCTCCGCCAAGGGTAACATCTTCGCTGAGGAAGACGATCCGGCAAATGTTGGCACACGTCAGTATGATGATGAATATGCCCACTTCCTGCCCAGCCTGAACCTGAAATATGCCTTTGCGGACAACCTCATCGGCCGCGCGGCGTATTATGCCTCCATCGTGCGCCCTGCCTTTGGCGAAATGCGCCCGACCATCGCCCTGAATGAAGACCGCGACGAGGCAGAGCTCGGCAACCCGGCACTCGATCCGTACGAAGCCAACAATTTCGATCTTTCCATCGAATACTATCCGACGAAATTGTCCGTGCTGTCGGCCGGCCTGTTCTACAAGGACATCTCCAACCCGATCTTCGAGGCGACCTATGATATCGACCAGCTGCCAAGCTCGGTTGACCTGTCCTTCCTGGATGCTGAAACGCTGGGTTCGCTGGAAGAAGTCACCACCTATATCAATGGCGGCAGCGCCACGGTGAAGGGGATTGAGTTCAACTATGTCCAGCAGCTCGATTTCCTCGGCGAGGCCTGGGAAGGCCTGCTGGTCTCCGGCAACCTCACCCTGGCCGACTCCGAAACCTCCGTCCAGGATGAGGAAGACGCCGCCAAGACCCGCGATGTCCCGATGCTGAAGCAGAATGACCGCGTCTGGAACGTCGCCATCGGCTACGACAAGGGCCCGTGGGACATCCGCGTCTCTGCCAACTACCGCTCTGCTTATCTGGACGAGTTGTTCGGCGCAGGCATCGACCGTTACACAGACGACCATATGAGCGTCGAAGCGTCTGCCAAATATGACGTGAACGACCATCTGCAGGTCTATGTCGAAGGCAAGAACCTGACGGACGAGCCGGAATACTACTATCACGGCTCCAAGAACCGTCTGTCCCAGTATGACGAGTTCGGTTCCCGCTACGTCTTCGGCGTCCGCTACACCTACTAGTTCGCTCGGATAGAGCTTGATCTCTGAGGCCGGGCAGGACACACCCTTGCCCGGCCTCTTCCTTTTCCCCTCCTCAAGGAGCTGACACGTCATGAAACGCTATCTTCCCCTCGCCGCCCTGCTGGTCGCCGCATGTGCGACCGAGCCAGCGCAGGACATCTACGAAGTCGAGACGGCAAACGTCTATGCCGCCTTCGAAACAGACCCGATGCCGACCCGGGGCGACACCGCCGATGATCCGGCCCTGTGGGTCAATCCGCTGGACGCCTCCAAAAGCCTGATCCTCGGCACCAACAAGGATGAAGGCCTCTATGTCTACGATCTGACCGGCAAGAAGACGCAATTCGTCGATACCGGCCGCATCAACAATGTGGATGTGCGCGGCAATATTGCTATTGCCTCCAATGACGAAACGAAGTCCGTCAGCTGGTTCTCCATCGATCCGGCGACGCAGACCGTAACGCATATCGGTGACACGCCCACCCTGAAGGATGAGCCCTACGGCATCTGCGCCGGCCTGATCGATGGCAATTTCCTGGCCATGCCGACCTACAAGGACGGCACGATCCAGATCTGGTCCCTGCCCTATGCCGAAGCCAAAGGCCTGAATGCAGAGCTGGTCCGCACCTACAAATTCGACAGCCAGCTGGAAGGCTGCGTCGTGGAAGATGATGGCCGCCAGGTCTTTGTCGGCGAGGAAGAGCACGGCATCTGGAAGCTGGATCTCGTCAATGATGAGAGCATCGCCCTCTCCGTAGATACGATCGCCGCCCGTCAGGGTCTTGTCGCGGATGTCGAAGGCATCAGCATCTGGAAGGGTGAGGAAGGCTATGGCTATCTCGTCGCCTCCGCCCAGGCCGCTGACCGCTATGTCATCTATGATCTGGAACCTCCGCATGCCCGAGTCGGCGTCATCACCATCGTTGCCAGCCCGGATGGCAGCGTGGACGGCGTGACCCATACCGATGGCCTGGACGTCAATTCCACGCCTCTGCCCGGTTTCCCGAAAGGCGTGATGATCGTTCAGGATGACGCCAATCCGGAATCGGAAGTCGACCAGAACTTCAAGATTATCGACTGGGTCGACATCGAAGCCGCCGCGCGCCTGAACGACCGTCCGTAAACGGCTTTCAGATATCGCAGTCTTGCAGAAAGCGCCCTCCGACGAATTCGGGGGGCGTTTTCATGTCTGGCGGGCTGTTACGCCACCATGCCCTCATTCGCGCTGAGCAGGGCCTTGGTAACGCGGTTACGGCCCTGTTCCTTGGACTCGTACAGCGCCGCATCCGCCGTCATGATCAGCCTGTTGCCAGAACAGTGATTAGGCGAAGTTGCGACCCCGAAAGAGGCGGTGACCTTGTCGACAGGCGTGTCGTTGAAATTGAAGTGCAGCGCAGCAATAGCCTTGCGCATGCTCTCGGCCCGGCGCACCGCATCGCCCGGCTCGACGCCTGGCAGCAGGATGACAAACTCCTCCCCGCCATAGCGGAAAGCCAGGCCGTCTTCCCGCGTATGGGATGTCAGCACATTGGCCACTTCCTTCAGCACACGGTCGCCCATTTCGTGGCCATATGTGTCGTTGAAGGATTTGAAATTATCCACATCCAGCATGATACAGCTGACCGGCTGGCCGGTTTCGCGCGCATCATACAATAATGTGCCGAGGCGCTGCTCCATCTTGCGGCGATTGGACAGGCCCGTCAGGGCGTCTTCCATGGCCTGCTCTTGCAGCTCCTCACGCAGATGCATGTTGGCCAGCGACAGGGAGATATTCTCTGCCATCATGAACACATAGTGCTCTTCCTCGATGCTGATCAGGCCTTCCGGGATCTCGCAATACAACAGGCCGATCACCTCGCGCTGCGCTGTCAGCGGAACACAGAGTGTGGCGACATTGTTTTCCAGTTCGCCCTCCACATGGCCCGGCGAGAACATATGCTGGCAGGGCATGTCGGTTTGATCCCCGCCCTGACGATGCGGCGCGCCTCGCCGGATCGCCCAGCAGTCACCGGGAGCGAATGTCGCTGCCGAGCCGACCGGCTCAAGCCAGTCGCAAACCTGGCGCATGACGGTATCGCTCTCGTCAAACAGGTACATCCTGCCCGCATAGCCCGGCAGGATAACCGGCAGGAACAGGCGCACAACATTGGCCACCTCCTGCTTGCTCTCACACGCCTGCATCCGGTGCGTCATGCGGCTCAGCAGATTGCGCAGCTTCAGATCCCGTTCCAGCTTCTTCTCAAGGCGCAGGCGCTCCAGGCCGTTTTCGCGGAAGACCTTCACCGCCTCGGCCATGTCGCCGATCTCGTCCATCTGGTGGAATTCACTCATCTCGACGGTGTAATCCTCCGCCGCCAGACGGGTGACCACATCGCTCAGCTTGACCACCGGGCGCAGGATACGGCGCTTCAGGATGAAATACAGAACACACAGGAACATCAGGGCCGTTACGGCCAGAACCACTTCAGACAGCACCCGCCAGAAGTGCGAGCGGCGGATGGACTCCTCCACCTCCGCCTGTGTGCGCTGGTCCAGCAGGCTCTGAAAGCGCAGAATGGTGGAATCGATCAGGCCCAGTTCGCCTTCATAATGGTCGCTAAACAGCATCTTGCGTGCCGTTTCAATGTCACCGGCCTGAAAGGCCTCAATGGCGCGCTGCTGGTCGTTGACCAGCGTCTTCGCCATGTCGACTGCCGTCACCAAAGTGGACAATTCTTCCTGGCTCGCCCCCGCATCTGTGACACGGCTCAGCATGGCCTGCGTGTCATTCAGATTGACGACGCCTGCCTTGAAGTCTTCCAGATATTCCGAATTGCCGGAGATGACATATTCCCGGGCCTTTTCAGACTGGTAGAATATCTCGCGGTCCAGCCCTGACGTGGCCTTGTCCAGCACATGGCGCTGCTGCACGGCGGCGCGCTCGGCTCGCATGGAATTGGAGGCCATCAGCATGGCGGCGCCCGCAATCATGGAAAGCGCTACCGTGGTGACATAGGCGACATTGGTGATGGTCGATAAACGCATGACGTCTATCTTACGGGAAGCGGAATTAATTTTACTCCTAAATGGACCAATAATTCAAAGTCACTCCAAAACCTTTCATTCACACTTTCTTCACCCCAAAAACCGCCCGGCAGGGCGGCGTGCTTGAGGGTGAGGCGAGGGCTCGAATCGCCATCGGCCTGATCGAGGCCCTGCTGATGGTCCTGCGGAAAAACTTATCGATGTGAGAGAGAAAGGCTTGGAGCGGGTAGACGGAATCGAACCGACATACTCAGCTTGGAAGGCTGCTGCACTACCATTGTGCTATACCCGCGCCGAAGTGCAGTAACTACTAGTGATCCTGGCTAATCGCAACCCCGTTTTTGCGGTGCTGTTTTTCCAACTGTTTTTCCAAGACGTTGCCGGGACGTTCTTCCCTGCCCCACTCGTGATCATATCCTCACTCGCGGGGACGGATCGCTCGTGGGGATTACAGATCGCGCTATTTCGGTTCAATCTCATCAGCAAGCTTTCGCAGGGCGTCGGCTAATGCCCGGCTATTAGCTGTATTTTCTCCATCGGAGAGAGCCCGTAGCCCGGCCAAGACGGCCCCTTTCTTCCCGCCGTGATCTTTTGCCAGCCGGTCGAGCAATTCCTGCTCATCTGGTTTAAGGCTGATCGTGTTCGCCTTAGCCCCTGATTTGCTACGAGATTTTGCTACCCGCGCGGCGCTGTCTGAACAAATCTGGATGCGTTCAATCCCGAGGGGGCGTTACAGGTTCAGCCGGGATGCGCATGTTCTCCGCAATCTCATCAATGGAGAGCATCGCCTTTCGGGCAACGCTGGAAAATTCTCTCATACCAGCAGCCCAGCTCTTCATTGTGTATAAATCGCTTATGGGCGCGATGTTCTGGAAAGTGTGATTTCCTTCATGGGGTATCATCCGGCTACTCCTTCGATAGATACTACAGTTCACGGGTTTCAAGCTCGGCGGCCAGGCGGCGAAGTTCAGCGGGCCAATCCGTTTCATCCGCACCAAGCGTCTGGCGAATACCGGCCATGATCGCAGCCTTATAGCTGCCGTGTTTCGTCTTTGCGGCTTCAAGCTCTGCCAGCTCTTCCGGCGAAAACCTGAAAACAACCGGTGGATTCTGGTCTGCGATATGCGGGATGGAGCATTCGCTACAGCCAATGACAACAAGGGCTTCGCGGCACTCGCCAACAGATGCTGAAAACCATTCCGCCCTAACATGATGGCAGGACAGAATTTTGTGCGCTGCTGCTTCCGCATCCCTTGCATCGCCGGGGGGAACAAAGGTCGCTACAAGTTCAACATCACAGCCCCACTCTCGGGCAACAGTGGCACGCCGAGACTTTGGATTTCTTGAGAACCCGACTTTTCGGGCGTCTCCACAATCCATGATGTACAGATATCCGTCCACTTCAGATGCCTCCCGGATCAACCTGATCCGCTAGACGACGCAGTTCTGCTGCGACCGCAGACGATATTTTTGCGTTGTCGCCTTCGTTCAAGCCACGAAGCCCAGCCATCACCGCTTGTTTGTACCCGCCGTGCTTCTCTGCGAGAGCCTCAAGCACACGGATTTCTTCCTCGGAAAAGCGAAACGCCTTGGATGTGTATTTGCTCATCCTTCGTTAATACACGCGCCAAAAAAAAACGCAATACAGGTATTGCAATTCCTTTGGCAATGCGATACATGTATTGCATCGGAAGCAAAGGAGACCCCGATGAAAGAAGACCAGACGCCGACCGAGACCGAGGAAAAGCCGACCAACCCATACTTCGGTCGCAAGTGCTTCAGGACCGGCAAGTAAGCCAACCGCCCCGACCAGCCCCAGGCTGGCGGGGTTAGGCCGGTGAGAGACCCAGAGGAGACGACCATGAATTTCGACCTGACCGCCCACGCCGCCCGGCAGAACCGCAAATCAGCTGCCGACATGATCAAGGAAGCCTGCCAGCTCATCGCTGGATGCACCGACCCGCAGCGCCGCTTCCGCGCAATGATCGAACTCCGCCGCATGCAGGCCATGGCCTTCTGACCGGCGCCACATCGCAGGAAACCTTGCCCCACTTCGCGTCATGGCGGTGGGGTTTCCGGCTGAGGGGATACCCTCTGATGTTTGACAACGTGGAAGATGATGGAGCCCGGCGAGCGCAGCCAACGCATACGGCAGCAGCAGAACACGAGCACCAGAAACCGCCAAGCCAGCAACAAGTCTCCGGACGGGAAACAGGAATACGGGCAACCAGAATATCGCATGGCAGAATTACCGGACCCGCCGGCTGCGTTCTTCAGGCTCCATCATCGTGACAATCGGGACCGGACAGGGCGCTCAGCGTCTTCTCCCGTCCCGGTGAGGGGCGCCGGGTGCATCACCACCCGGACACCGCGCCACAAGGCGCATAGCTATATCGGAGCTATCCAATGTCAGAAACTACATCCGAATCCTCTCTATGGAAATATATAACCACAGGACGTCCTGTGACTGCTGCCCTTGTTTTTGGGGCGGGCGCTGGAAGCGCAGCTTTCAACGTCCATGGCGCTCATGGGATCTATGCAGGAGGTGCTGGCCTCATCTTTGGCTTTGTCGTCCTCTGCATGGAAGGCTTGGCAATTACCTCATTGAGGCACATCCTGACTGACTTCGACAACAATAACTACATCAAGTCAGTGCTAGGAAGTGTCGCCTTTTCCGGAATTGTCATGCTGTGCATGTACTCCGGATACCGCGCTTTTGATGCCATGAGCATCGACGCGCAGGAGACCAACGCATTCAATCTTGCGAAGGCTGATCGAACGGCAAGTGCCGCGCGTGAGTACTTGGAGCTTGCTGAAAAGTCGAGCGGATCAAATAAGGAGACTCAACTTTTCTACGCCGAGAAGAAGCTGAAGGAAGAAAATGACATCCGGATCGAGGTGAAGAAAAAAGTGCCGCCGCCCTTCTGGGCTGTGCTGCTTATTCTCATTACACTGGAGCTCGTCAAGATGGTTGGACGCTTTGCCTTGGCAACGCCATCCACCAAGAAATGGTCGTTGACGCGTCGTAGAATAGAGTCCGCAAACGCAAAGGCAAAGCTTCTTGAGGCGAAGGCTGCAGAACAGCAGGCCAGAAACAACGTCACTAAGCTACCCATGAGAGGGTAAACCCTGCCCCCGCTGTCTCCGGACGCGGGGGCTTTTTTTGTGCTCAGCTTACTGCTATATTCACCCCTTGACTGATTGAGTAAAATCAAATTCCTGATGGAGGTCGACATGCTTCCGGCGTGCAAAGACGCCACACCATTGCAAACCCGCTGAGTCGCGTGCGGCCAGCCCTATCCCACGGGATAGCAGCCCCGACCATTTTCGAATGGCGGGGCTTTTTGTACTCAGAAACGCAAAAACTCCCCCCAGCCACACGGCCAGGGGGAGCGTTTGATATGTTGGCCACCAGTGAGGCGGCGATGGGCGCATTATTCGAGGTTTCGCCGCCTTTTGCGCTCGCACTGAACCCACAGGACGACAAACTTCCATGAGACGTAGGCCGCGTGTGGGATGATCACCGCGCCAGACAGCCGTGAAACCAGTACACCGAAATCATTCTGCGCCTGACTGATCATATGGGATGACCGGCCTGTCAGATCCATAAAGACGCCGCTGGCCGAGAGCGTGGCCCCGAAAATGACTCCGATCCATCCGAGGCAGATCAGGAAGCGCAGGATGTTCTGCCAGTGCCTGTGACCCGCTTTTACCCAGGGAAGGCTTGGCGTCATCACCGGCTGTTCGGCCGTGGCAACCAATACGAAGAACGCAAACATCACCTGCGCAAAGCAGGCCAGCACGATGATGGGGCTTTCGTGGGAATTGATCAGATCTGCGACGGTCATTTATCCTTTTCCTTTGTAACCAAACGCAGGACGGCGAAGATGGTGTCGGAAATACCTTCCCGCATTCGCGAACTCAGCAATATGGCGACCAGGCCATATCCCGTCAGTCCGCCCAAATATGTGCCACCGATCATATCCACACCGGGAAGGATGCCGGCGATTGATGTGTTCATGAACAGGCCAAAGCAAACACCAATCAGGAACAGGATGAATGATTTCGTCACCCTGCGAACAATCGTGTCGACCTCCTTCTCTGCGCTGTTGAACGCATTGAAGGCGATCGCGGATGCGGAACCAGCGCATGCGGCGGCAATGATCAGGCTGTTGAAGGTGTGACCACCGGCAGCATTTGCAGCCGCACTTCCTGCGCCCGCAACGATGCCCAGAAACACCTCGGACCCATAAACTGCGAATTTGTAAGGTGGCATTGGTCACCCCTGCAATGAATTGAAACGAGCACGGCCGGGCGACCAAGCCCCCAAGCTGTTCACCCGGCCGCGCTCTCACGTCAGATTACCCCGCAGCCGCACAGGCTTGCAGCCGGTCAGCGTCCGCCTGGACAGACGCCCAGGTGTCATCGAACGCTTTCAGGGAGTAATCGACGGTCTCGGTGTCGAAGCCGTCCACGGATGTGGCATCTCCGCGGGTGACAAAGCTGGTGGCCAGCACCCCAGCCAAGAAGGCCCTCTTGCCGATTTCACCACCGACCGCGAGGCCGACTTCCTTCAATACAGATGGCACCGCCGAGGACGCCTGCTGAACAGATCCCCGATAGCAGGTGCCGCTGGCTTCCGGATCGGTGACCAGCTTGCCATCGATCACGATGCACGGGCGGGCGCTGGACGCATAGGCACCAATCGCTGTGCGGATCGGGTCCGCATATTTGACGATCAGCGTGGTCGTGTCCGTATCCAGAAGGCCCGCCTCGCAGGCGTCAGCCATGCCTTTCACAGCAGGCTCGATATCCGCCTGCATCATCAGGGCGGCTGCACGGGGCGTGGCCTCGCGCTCCTGAACAGCAGTCAAGCCGCTGAAGCTCTCACATGCCGAAAGCATGGAAAACGACAACATGGCCGCAAAGCCGATTATGAGGGTTTTCACATATTTCATGGGTTCAGTCCTTTCATTGACTGTCAGTGGGCGCCGTAACGCCAGACAGCGTGCTCAGCCATTACGAGGCCGAACCACACCGTCAGAATGAGGATGGGGGTAAGAAGCAGGGCCACGGCGATGGCGGCCCTACAGAGGGGCTTCACTACGCGCCGCCTCGATAGGTCTGGCGGGACATGATCACCGCCTTTGCTCGACCCAGCGCCATCGCCGTGCCGAAACTGGTCACCTTCACGAGGCGCTTCATCCAGCCCCCGCCGAAGGCCTTGAACGTGGAGAGGCTGAGATAGAACCAGAGCCGCGTGTTGCCGACCTCATCAATCAGGTCGAACACGTTCGCATAGCGGGCCGCGCTCAGTGTCTTCGGCCCGATGATGCCATCCACCCGGACCCGGACGCGGCCCAGCTTGTTGACGGCCTTTTGCAGCATCTTCACCGCGCGCTTCGGCCCGCTGTTCACGCTGATATCCCAGACGACGAAATCCAGACCGCCGGGAAGGTCATCAGCGCCAACCGAACACCAGTACAGTTCGTGATAGAACTGCTGACGATCAGCCAGCGGAATGCTCCGCATGTCCTGCTCGGTGATGCTGGACATTGGAACGCCCTTGTAGGCCGCCCAGGCCTTCCGGGTGATGCCGGAGAAGGTCATTCCGCCAGGATCGTCTGGATGGTTTACATAACCGCCTTCGTGGGCCATCGTTTCTGCGAATGACATCAGGAAGTTTTCGGAATAGAGCGCGATGGTCATGGCAGCGTCACTCCTTTCGTGGCCAGGTATCCCCGGGCGGCGGCCTTTGCGGCCATAAAGACCGCCTTGCGGATCCCGGGCATGTCTTCCTTGAACACCATTTCCCGCCCGGAAACCGCCTCGACCAGCGGGGCGTTGTCGGGATCGATGCAGGTGATGCGATCGGGGAAGCAGTAGCGGGCAAATTCTACGCCCACGAAAGCCACGGTCCGATGAATCCACCGAACGCCCAAATCCTCCATGGCGCAGCGATAGAGTTGGTTGGCTTCCTTGATCGAGATCAGGCCGCTTTCCAGCGCCCAGTCATGCAGGGCCGCTGGTCCCCACCACGCCGGACTCTTGGGCTGCCACGGACGCAGCAACCTTGGCAGCGAGTGAACGTCAAAGACGAACCCCGCCGGGACTTCGAAACCCCGGAACCATAGTTTCCGCATGATTTCGTATTCCGGCCGGCCCTGGCGGGTCGCGCCGGTCTTGCGCACATCGCTTTCGGAAAGCACAAGCCCGGCCCGAACCTCAGCAGAGACGGGCCGAACTTGTGTTGGCTTGAACGGCATGGCCTCAGTCCGCGCTTTCCTGCACCACCGGAAAGGCCTCGGCGGCCGGGGCTGGCTCGGCGGCCCGGATATCTTCCAGAACGCTGGAAAGGCCGTGCTCGGTCATGAAGTCAGCCGCCAGCGTTTCAAGTTCCGCCAGCTTGGCATCAATCAGGTCGTCCACCTCTTCGATGCGGTTAAGCGTCTCCGTGGTAATTTCCTGAATGCGCTCACGCGCTTTCTGACGGGTTTCCTTCGCCAGTACACGGGCCTCACCGATGGCCTTGATGATGTCGCCATACTGATCGCTGTTGCGCAGCTTCTGGATCATGAGGGGCATCATGCCCTCGAGTGCCAGGTTCACCAGCACATCCTTGTTGGTCTTGTCGTCTGACATTGGGGTCTCCTTTGTGTGTCAGGCATAAAAAAACGGCCACTTGGGCCGCTGCTCGAGTAGTTGTGAGTTGGCGTCTGCATCTTCAGCATGTGCGAAATATGCACCTATTGCGCGATGGCCGAATATACCGCAAAGGAGCTGCAACTTATGGAGGCAAAGATATGCAATTCTTACTTTCTGAGAGAGAGGCCGCCGAAGCAGCTGCCGCTGCAGCTGCCATTCCTCAATGGCAGCAACGTTGCCACCTCGGTCCGAAAGCATTCACTCCCGGCATTTGGCATAGCTGGGACATCGCCAAGGTTCTTGACGCTGGCTTTGAGCCGGGCTTCTGGGATGGCAAACGCGTGCTCGATATCGGGGCCAATTGCGGCGGCCTCTCGGTAGAACTGGTCCGGCGCGGCGCAACCGTTATTGCGTCAGAACCCTATGAGCCCTACCGGCAGAAAATCGAATGGCTGCGCGACCAGCTGGGCATTCCTCATGATCGGCTGATCATACAGCCGCACGCTCTGTTTGACCTCGACCCAGAAAAAACCGGCAAGCTCGATGTCTTGCTGTTCCTCGGCCTGGCCTACCATTTTCGCCATCCCCAACTCGTCCTCGACTATGTTGGACAGTTTGATGCAGATCATTTCGTCGTCTCCACCCAATGCATTGAAGGCGATCAGGATATCCTGCAGAACAGATCAGATCTGACGCCGCAATTCATGAACGGTCAGCCGCTGATTGGCTGGCACGCCACGCGTCCGCTATTTCTTAAGATGATGGCCTGGGCCGGACTGAAGAACCCGCGCGCGATAGATCACCCGCAGGTCAACAAGGCCGGGCCGAAGACGACAACTAACAATGCTTATTTTGTCGCGGATCGCGGAGCGCCTGTGAATGTTCAAGATGCGTCTGAAAGGTTCATTTGATGAAGAAGCAGATAACCCTGCCCGCCTATGAATTTAGCAAGGGCGACCGCGTTCCGGACTGGTTGTTGAGGCTGGAGCCTAACAAACCCAATTCTTACCTCAAGCGCTTCACGTTCATGCAGGACTGTGTCGTCGTGGTGTGGGACAATTCATACCACATGATCCCGAGGGACGTCGCCAAAGACAGTATTCATATAGATGGTAACCGCCTTACACTCTCGCCTGATGAAAAGCGCGTATTTCTGTATCTGAGCGCCAACATTTTTACACCGGATGGCGGCGGGAGTGCCGTGCGAAGATCGGTGCCAAAGGAGCTTATCTGATGACCCCACTTCAAGCGCTGACAGAGGCTTTTCGAGAGGTCACTGATTGGAAATATCCGGATGGGGCAATAACGGATGAGGAGCTTGGGCTTACCTTAAAAAGGCTCGAACAGCGCGGATATACTCTTGTCCGCGATGTTCAGCTGGGCAAACAGAAAGTCATTGAGAACCCGGTTGATGAGACGCAGATAACGATCGAGCCATGGCTGACAAAGGTTAGTGAGTCCGAATACCGGGACTTTGTCGGTGACCCCGACACAGAGTGCAAGGTCTCCAGCCCGCCAGAATCTCCGCACGGCGTTTCTTTCTATAAAGATGGGGTCCGTGTCGCCATTCATGTCCTCTCTTCACGCAGTTTTTATATTCAGAAGAAGGAGATTGTCTGATGAGCGAGCAAAAACCAGTGATTGAACTAGGGGGGCACACCTATCTCTCTGAGATCCAGATTTTCAATTGCAGGATTGACCGACCAGCTAATGCAACAGGCATTCGTATTATGGATTGCCGATTCCTACGTTGCACATTTTCAATTGATGATACGGAAGTTGATGTAGAAGACTGGATGAATGGTGTGTTTGTAACTCCTAGTGTCAGTATATTACCCTAACCGCAATGAAGCGTACACGGCACCAGATAGCTGCCATCCTCATAGGTCTCAACCGGGATGGCAGCGGTCACCTTTGCAACCGTGCTGGATCTCATAATATCGTCAGCCTGAACACGTCCGCAGCCATCACCATTGCTGTCGATCAGGTCGCCCGGCTCTACCGTTTCGCCAGCCGCGATCCGTATGAAATACTCGCCGACCGACGCCACGTTGAAATCCGGCTCGCCATTGTCGTTTGAGTGGCTGAAGAATACGCCATAGACGGCTTTGTCGCCCGGCGTCGAACTGATCTCCGACATGGCGAGGGTCTTGTTTTCCTCTTCCATGATCAGATGTTCCCGGCCGTCATCATCGATCCAGATATCGCCGTCACCCAGTTCGCCTGAGTACCAAGCCATATGGTCTTCCGTTCTCGCAGGCTCGCTTACATGTATGACGCGCCAGAAAAAGCCTTCAGCATCTACAAATTCATCACCGATCTGTGCTTCTGTCAGAACATCAATATCATGTTCCGCAGAGGCGCCATTGTCTTCCTGGTCGGCCGGCACAGCCAGCACGCGCGCAGGCTTTACGCAGACTCGCGTTATGTCCCATTTCCAGGAACACATCGCATTGATGGTCGAGATGATCGTGCCGGGTTTGATGTCCGGTATTGCCACCTGGCCAAGCAGCTGCGTCCAGTGAATGCCCGTGAACGTGCCATACGCGACATTGCCGCCGCTTTCAGAAACAGATCCAACTGTGGCACCATCCTTTCGCCACAGCAGCATATCACCGCTCGTGCCGTTTCTGTTCACAATCAACGGCACATTGTTGGTGCGGTTCAGGGTCATCACGCCTTCGGCAATGGTAAAACCGCCCGTCTGTGTCGTGTTCCCAGTCCGCGTGACATCGCCGGTCTGCGTCAAGTCCAAATTCCAAAGGAGCGCATTTCTCTTGCGGCGGATCATTACATCCGGTGGTGCGGCCTCAGCAAAGCTGCCCACAAGCACATCGATTTCGACCTGGACGTTTTTCGGTGAATTCACCGTTCCCACGAAATAATCGCAAAGCCCGCTACTGGTGACATAGCCACCCCAGACCTTCACTCCGTAGGTGGTTCTGGGGGTGCCAGTTCCATGCGTGCCATCAACCTGCACGGGCCTATAGGATGGTGAAATATCCAGATAGCGGTTGTTTGTGATTTCGATGTTTTGCCCTGCGACATAGACCCCGCCGCGCAAGTTGTTGCCGTTGAACGCAGAGTATTCGATCTTTGAATTGTCTGCGACATAGTAGCTGTCATATGGCTCATAAAGGCGGGCGCCATTCTGTCCATTTGTGTAAAAATCGCAGTTGTTCAAAATCATACGTAGGCCGGAAGGTCCGGAGACATCCTCCGGATGGCCCTGCGCGATTCCATGCCCATCGTTCTGATAGCCTTCACAGTTTGTTGCTAGAATAATGCCTGTGCTTTCAAGGTTTGTCCTTCCGGTGTATGTTCCATTCCCGCAAGCAAATCCATGGTCACCGTTGTTACGTCCGCCACACATGTTCATGTACGAAACATATGTTTTCCCAGCTATGGCCCATCCAGCATTTGGCTGGTCAGAAACCCAGACCCGATCACAATAGAAGTTGCCCACCTCGTCAGATGAGGCGACATCATCGGGCTCAATCCAGATACCGTAGTTCTGGTCATCGCGCGTCAAGCCCTCGCTGGCATAGTTGTCCTTGCTGATACGAAGGGCGGCCTGGCGAGCGGCACCAGCCCCCATGAAAACCCCCTGAAGCCCCCAGCGGTCTACCTTTACCCGGATGCCCGCCCCTGTTGTTTTCATCGGCTTGAAGATTGTTTTGCCGCTAGTGATGATATTTCCGTCGGAAATCAGTCCATCACCGCGAATAACCATGCCGATCACATCATGAACCAGTTCATCGCTGAACTGGTATGTTCCGGCAGGCCAGTACATATCGCCGCCTCCGGCAAGGCTGGCGATATAGGTTTTCATGTCATTGTAGACGGAAGAATTGTCCGTTGAATCATCTCCGACGGCATTGAACCAGACTGCATTGAAGATGGTAGAGCCGCCCGTTACGCGCCGAAATGCACCGTTTGATCCATCCTCCCCTGTGAGCGGGACCACCATCCCGCCCGCAGGGTCATTTGCCACCTCTGTAGAGAGGTCGGATGCATCCCAGACAAAGTCGCTGCCGCCCCGGTTCGTCGTTCCGAATGCGCCAAGAGCTGCCGCCTCGACAGAAGACAGGGCCTTCATTTCCGCATATGTGCCGATGCGAATAACACCGGCAGATGAAAGTACATCAGCGACAGCATCCTCGGCGTCACTCACGACTTGCCCGAGCGTTTTCAGGATGGTTCCAGCAGGGGTCGTTACCGTTCCGGATGGGTTGTTTACCCAGTCTTCGCGCGCCTGCTCATTTAGTTCGCCGCGCGCAATCTTCTGCGTCGGATTGAATCCGCTCAGGTCAGCCATTGGCCTCTCCTATACTTTGGGGGGGATAATTTCGGGGGCTAAATGCCCCAGTTGTTCACAAAGTTTTCCAGCGCCTGCCAGTAAGCATCAAGGTCTGCGCCCAGCACATCGTAATACTCGAAATAATCGTATGGCGGGCTCTCGGGCAGAGCCTCCACGAAGATGTCAAAGCTATAGAGACCATTGCGGGCATCCGTGGGCTTTGACTGCATGTTGCCGATAAAGCGCACAGATGCCGTAGGGCGGGCATTCTCTGGATCTCCGGGGAGACTGATCGGCATGTCAAAACTTGCGCCTCGAAGGCCTCGGAGGAACGCTATCAGGCGAGCAGCATCCACGGTATCAAGTGGAAGCTCCACGGACCTGCGTCCGGGCAGGTTCTCGTATGTCACGCGCTGCCTCAGAACGCCGTTCTGCATTTCGCTGTTCTCATATCCGAAATCAATCGAAGCGCCCGCAGATGAAAGTGTCGGCGCCGGGAATGCAGTTGGCCATGTGTAGAGGTTCGCCATATCACACCAGTCCGTCGAAAATGGTTGGGTCGTAATTCACCGCCTCAACAGAGGTGCTGTTGCCGGAGGGAACCGCTTTCTGAATTAGAACATCCTGAACCGTGAAGTCGGCCGTCAGGGAAAACGCGCAGATCGTGGAAACCTGTGTCCCGTCATATTCGAGCGTGAACGGGGGCTGATCATCCAGGACAATCGTATTTGTCCCATCTCCAGTGGCTGCAAGCACATCGCTTGCTGTGCCGTCCTGATCCCGCAGTATTACCGACAACGCACCGGATGGTGCCACCTTGTCCAGAGTGATGGAATTTCCGCTGACGTTTGTCACAAAGGCCGCCTGGGCCCAATTGAAGTCAGGCACGACAAGCCCCACCCGGTCATATGGTTTGAAGTTCCGCCCATCCAGCTCCATACGCCAGCTGAACTCGACATTGCGCTGCACCAGCTGACGCCAAATATATTTAGCCATGGACAGGGCCTCGTCGCCATCCGTGAGCCCTAGTGCCCTCTGCTGCTTGGGGTTGATCAGATCATCCTCTGAAAGTGGCCAGCTGGTGGTCTTGCGCTCATATGTATCACCGTCGAAATACTCGATTACCACGCCATCATTGCCGCCGGGGTCGATCCAGTTGTACTGGACCGTCACGCCGCCCTTCAGTGTATTGTGGGGCGCGACCAGAGAGGATCGAGTTTTCACGCCGTCAGTGACGAGGGAAAGCGTCATGCCCTTCGGGTAGGGCCTCGCCCGACCAAGCGAGGCAACGGTTTCCAGCGCGCTCCAGACGGTTCCTACGGTGTCGAACACGCCGTTAAAACCAGATCGTGACGCCTGCGCCGTCCGGAATGTTGAAAAGGCGGTGCTGTCCATCTCGGAGGCGGGCCGGCCAACCTGATTGACATAGATGTGACTCATGACATCAGCCAGGTTCCCCCCGGCGACCGGCGTGCTTGTCCCGAGCTGGTTGATGATGCGCGTGGATTTGACGAAGATGCGGCTTTGAGAAGCGTTGGAGATGCCCTGGGAGCCGGTAATTTTCATGGCCACCAGCGTGACGTCGCCATACCGGGGCGCTGTGTTGTCGTAATCCAAATAGGCTTTCAGTCCGGTCCATGCTGTGCGCTGGGAATCCCGCGCCCTAATCTCTCCGGTGTCTGTTCGCTGAACTGACACCTTATAGCGACCGGCTGCCTTACTGATGATGTAAGACCTGCGGATCGGATTGTTTGTGGCGGCACTGATCGTAAAATTATGGTTTGTCGCAGACCCGACATCTACGCCGTTGTCGTCAATCTCCTGAACAGTGGCCCGGATTGTGATTGTCAGATCCTGAAAGTTGCCGTCATCCTTTAGCCTATAGAGGCCATTTGGAAACTCAAAGTCCAGCTCAAGCTTCTGGGTTGTGGTGCCAGATCGATTGGCGACAAAAGGCCCGACGGTAATGCTGACAGAAGACTGTATTCTGAAGGTAATGCTTTCCCCTGTGACCGCCTCAGGGAAAGTTTCAACGATCTGGATAAACCCGGTTTCAATACTCTCGACCGTGTATGTTCCGGCAATCTCTGCTGGTGCCGTAATGATGAGGTCTGCGCCAGCCGCCGCAAGTGAGGTCGGGACCTGATTATCCAAAAGCAGGGCATTCCCGCCAGAAATACAGCTGCCAATCGAAGTGTCGGAATAATTGACGCCCTGTTCTACAGCCTGGCTGTCAACTTCACCGCTTGTTTCAACATTTTCATGGATGCCGAAGTCTGCCTCTATGACGCCAAGCGTGGAAGTGTGGTCGGCCGGCCTGTAGATCTCGTATTCCACGATCCCGGCAGGCAAATCAGAAATGGGCGTGTCGCCAATCCTGGCCGCATCAAACTGATGGTCTCCTGCGCCAAGGCAAAGCAGAAAATATCTGATCTCTTCATCACCGGCAAACAGTCGGTAGCTCTGGCTGGCGTATTCCGGCGTGCGCTCCCATTGCCCAAATTGCTCCGGGATGGGTGCGCCAAGCCTCGCCTGATTTGCTTGCGCCGTGACACTATAGGCTGTTCCTGCGGCCCCTTGCTCGCCGTTCTGGTTGGGCGCCTTTGGTGTGAGCAGGAACGTGACCGCGAGTGAGATTGCGACCGAAGCAACAATGATCACGGCCGCCGTGATCGGGTCGAGCCCGCCGGGACTGAAGGCAAGCGCAAGCGACCGCTCACCAACAGGCTGCAAGGCATCCTCGCCCCAGACCTCCTCGCCCGTGGCCATGTCCACGGTCTTGTGCGGTTGGCTGAACCCGTCAGGGAACCGCTGCTCAAGAAAGTCGATATAAGGGCCTGACCATTCGATGACCTCACGCGCATTAGGGTCTGTTAGGCTGTGCAGGATGGTTACCTGTCCCATAGAGCATACTCAATTATATATCCACCAAGGTCTTCCGGCGCGATCCATTGCGGTCCCGTGTCCTCGCGGGTGTGTAGGACGCCGCTATTAATGACTATTCCCGCGTGTCGGGCTGCTTCGAACTTGCCAAAGAAGGCAACCGCGCCATCCTGCCGGTCTGTCAGCTTCCAGTCCTCATCAAGAACATGCTCCCGGAATATCCGCAGCATTTCGCGCACATCTTCCGAATGCGCGAGCGGATCATATGGAACAGGCCAATCCATGAGCCGACTCACCTCGCAGACCAGGCCCCAGCAGTCCCATGTATCCGGGCCACGTCCTCCGCGCTCATATGAAGTCGCCAGCATTGCGTTGATCACTTCATCCCCGGTCATCGCCGCAATCCCGGAAATTTGCTCGTCCGATAGTATTTGCGGGGATACTGGCTGTTCAGGACATTGGCCCCAACCGCACGGATCGTGGCGCTGCCGCTGCTCTGGGAGGGAGAGACGGCCTGCACGTCCAGCAGGATTGTGCGCTCAGCGCCTGCTCCAGCTTCGAGATAGACGTTATATTCCATCTCAATTCGGTCGGAGGCATCCGCAGCGGCGGCCTGCAGCTCCGCAATAAAGTCTGGGCCTGAATTGAAGATATCGACCAGCACTTCGATTTTCCCTGTGGTCGAGGAGTCAGGCTCACGGAACCGGAAGGGATGCGTCAGGAAGTCAACACTTCCGCCTCGGACATTGGCGCTGAACTCAACCGGAAAGTTGGTGAAGTGCCAAGTCTGGGAGAACGCCGAGTGAAAGAGGCTCAGCCCCTCCCGCGCGATCTCGCCCGCTGGTGCTGAGGCATAGTATTTCTGCAGGCGCGCTGAGCTGTCGACCATTACGCACCCGCCGCCCGATTAAGCCCATACTTGCTCTCAATGACGCCTGAGACGGTTCCGCCGCCTTGGGCAATGTCACGAGCCACTGCCCCGGCTGCGCGCTCTGGCGCATCCGCTGCGGCTCTCTCGACCTGAACCAGCCGCCTTGCCTGCTCATCCATTTGGACCTGCCATCCTTCGGGAACGATCAGGCGAAGGGTGCCGGATGCGCCATTGTCATTGGCTGAGTCGCCCATCGCCTTTTGCAGATTGGCATTCGAGGTGATCTGACCTGACGATCCTGGCGTGAACAGTTCCGGGCCCCGCTCCCCGACGAGATAGGTGCCGCCCTGATAGACGGGACCGCCCATTTCGCGGGCGCCACTGAGCTGGACATTGCGCAGGCTGGCCAGCGCGGTCAGCACGCTGGTCATCGCCTGCACGCTGGTGAACACTTTCTGGAAGTATGTCTGCGTCGGGTCAGCCCATGCGGTCGAATATGCCGTGAAGGCGTTCATCGTCACCTGCGCAAGGTTCAGGCCCTTGCTGATAGCGAACAGTGTCTCGGCGGCATCTGACTGACCGTCAGTGTAGTTCTGTGACAGCTGACCAAGCGCGTCGAAAAAGTTTGAGGCGAGCCCGGTTGAGTTCGCATATTGTTCCTCACGGATACGGCGGCGCTCCAATGCTGCAACGCGCTCAATCTCGGATTCCCGATTCAAGTATTCCTGTTTTATGCGGAGCTGCTCTTCCTGATTGCCCTGATAGAGCCTCAGCTCCTCATCTCGAATGTATTGCGCCTCGCCCATGGCGTCCTGCCGCCACCACTCCAATTCACTCTCTGGCGTGGACGTCACGAAAGAGCGGTCGAAGTCGGTTCCGCGTGCAGCCATGCGATCACGCTGGGAGATGGTGCGTTCCATGTCCCTCAGGAGACGGTCAACGTCTCTCTCAAGCTCCGAGACGGTTTTGTCATGCTGGTCGGCGCGATAATTGGCGATTGCCTGCTCTGCAGCCATGCGGGCGTCCGCGATGGCTTGATTACGCGTCTCCTCGACATTCGCCTGATTATTTCCGAGCCTGATGGCCTCGGCAGCGGCGTCATTGATCGCCTGTATCTCCTGATCCCGGCGATAATTGATCAGCTCAATTTCGTCGCCACGCTGCTTAATTGTGGACTCACGCTGCTTTTCGGCAAGGCTGGCTAGTCTATCAAGGGCAGCCTGCTGCTTGTTCAGCTCGGAAGTCATGTCCTTGCTGTCTTCGAGCGTGCCTTTCAAGGCATCGCGGTATTTCTCAGCAGCGGTTGTCAGATCTCCACTGATCATGGCTTCAAAGATGTCCTTGGACTCACCCTCGGACAAAACCCCACCCATGGACTGGAAACGGCGCTCCAGGGCAGACAGCTGAATGCGCGCGTTCGCCAACTGCTTTTCTTGTTCCGCAGTCAGGTTCGTATAGAATTGCAGTGGTCCTGTCGCAGAGAAGGCATCAGACGGAGACGCGCGTTCCTGCATCCGCAGCCCTTCGATCAACTCAATCTGCGTGCGCGCTTCCTCGATTTGGCCCATCAGGTCGCCAACCTGATTAATGTAGCGAGCCACGGTCACATCGTTCAATGCAGCGGCGACTCCGGTCAGCTCATTGGCGAACTGGTGAACCGGGTCAACGCTTTCGTCTGCTTGGCGGCCGATGCGGGCCAAATCGATCTTCAGCGCATATTCGGCTGTGTCCTGAAGGACGTCCGCGCTGTCCTCCATCGTATCATCGAGCGCCTTGAAGGCATCGTCCATTTCCTGTGTGTCATGGCGCAAGCTCTGGACGATTGCCACGAGACCGGCAACGGCAAGGCCACCAGCTGCCATTGGGCCCGCGAACCGGATCATGGTGCGGATGACCCCGCCCATCAGCTTCGTGAAGTCCTTGAACGCATTGTTGAGGCCGCCCGGTCCAGCATAGACCTGCGCCAGCTGGGAGCCCTGCTGAATGGCGATCATGTGCACAGCCTGACCGGATGCCAGCATCATGAAGATGTCGTTGGACTGATACATCATCTGCTGCTGGCGACCAGCAACGGATCGAGCAGCTGCGGCCTGCGCATGCAAGGCGGCTGTGTTCGTCTTCACCGCTGTCGTGTTCGCATTGACTGCCGAGGAAGCCATACTGGCTTTGCTGCCGAGATTTCCCTCAGCCGCGGCGGCTCGGCCTGCGGACTCCGCAAGGCTTTCGGTCGCGCCCTCGGCTGCGCCAGCGGATCCTGCAAGCTTGTCCAGGTCCGCCGCCGCACCTTTGGCGTCCGAGGTAACAGCAATTCCGAGCGTGGCGATATCGGTCATTTCCTGCCCTGCTCCCGTCTGCAACGTTCGTTTGAATAGGTAATCGCCTCGGCCATCTCCGACCGATAGGCAGCATCCAGCATCGTCAGTGCTTCGATGTGGTGAGGTTTGAGGCGTGTCCGCGAAAGCCGCGACCAGCCTCGATTTCGGTGAATGTGATCGGCTGGGGCACCCCGTCCGAATAGGACCGGGTGTCACTCAGCTGATAGAACCAGCTCAGCAGGTGATCGCCGCCTTTCGGCTTGGCCACATACGGAACCGGCTGGCTGAATTCACGGTGGATGGTCGCGCGTGTCTTACCGTCATAGCCGGGAGTGTGATAACGGACCCGGTTGCGAAGGTGCTTTACGAGCCCTTCGCATACTTGGCGAAAAAACGCTTTTGCTCGTTCGCCGCTTCAGTGACCTGGCGCAGGATGAAGTCCTTACCCAGAACCTTCATGACGTTGGCCTTGGTGAACTTCAGCTGCTCGCCGCCCCAACCGGCATCCTTCTCCCATGTCCATCCGACAATGGTTGCGGCGTAGAGTTTCAGCCCGCCTTGCTCGAAGACTTCCTTGGGGATTTCGCCATGCTTTTCACGCGCCTCGGCGTAGGCGATTTGGTTCTCTTCGACTACCTTCTGGCAGTCGTCGCTGGTGAGGCTCTGCAGCTCAAGCGCGAGCCCGATCTTTTCGGACGTGCCCGGCAGCTTGAGATGTAGAACAGAGGTGTGGGGATCAATGACTGAAATATCCATGACCTACCCCTTATACGCCGGCAGTCGGCTCGACGAACACAGGCGCATATTCCTGCGCGATCGTCGTCATATGGCGGATGAAGTCATCTCCGGTGCCGTCCACAGGCGTGATTTTCTTTACCTTACCGATGGCGTAGAAGATCGAATTGGTGCCGCCAGCATCCGGTTTGTCGTTCTTCTCGCGCTTGAAGGCATAGGAGGTGTAGGTGTCGCCAGCGGCGCGCAGGGCATCCTGGCCAGCATCATCATAGTTGGGCACGAACTCGACATCGACGTTCTTCATGTTCATGAAGCCTTTGGCCTTCAGTGTGTTGCCGTCTTCCAGCTGATACTCGCTGATGTTCTCGTCGGTGCCGAATTCACCGCACTTGCCAAGACCGGTGATCAGAACCCAGGTCAGGGCCTCATACTCCGTCTTGGTCAGGTTGCCGTCCTGCGGGGTCGCGCAGATATAGAGCTTGGAAGCAATGTTTGTACGTCCGTCAGACATGGAATGTCTCCTTTACGATGAGCTGACAGTTGATGAGGAGGTGTACCGGACTTGCACCGGCACGATGGTCTCGGTCTCGTCGTCGAACGGGGCCGTGGGGTATGGCGGCTCGGTAATGTGGACGAACCGTCCAGCTGAGCCGAAGATTTGGACGCCCTGCCGGAAGTGCTGGCAGAGCTGGTCGACCAGGCCGGACGGATAGCCGCCGCCTCTCTTGTTCACGACATCGACCTGAAGGATGCCCCGGTGTGGCTTGCGTGTGCCGTCCTCGGTCATCATTCCGGGCCGTGTCGGGATGACATTCACCCGCAGATATGGGTAAGTGGCCGGGTCGAAGCTGATATTGGGCCACGCGATCTCTGTGGCCGGTGTCGTAGTCAGGGCCGTGAGATGATCGAACAAAGCCGCTCTCACCGATTCCTCGTGATCGGTTGCCATGGCTGACCCTCTGGATAGTGCTGAAACCCTGCGGCGTCTGAGAGCCGCGCATGATGTACTCGGAGTGGAACGTGGCGCATCGACGTCAGCCGACACGGCATTGCAGACAGCGCGCATGACGCTGGCCTATATGATCCTTGGCTTCGAAATGACCGAAGACGGCCAGACCGCTATTGATCCATCTTCTTCACCAATTCCGCAGCGCGATTGACGTATCCCTGCCAGTCGGCCGTGTATGTGCGGACGAAGGCATCAGGTGCCTGCCCCCTGGCGCCATACTCACGATGGCGCGCATAGTTGGCAGTGAACGTCAGATAGAGCGTTTGCCCCATGGTCATTCGGTTGATCGTCAGGCCGATAGCGGCGCTATCAAAGGCGAAATATTCCCCATCCGGCTTTTCGATTGCGGTCAGGATCGGAACATCCAACGTGGCGCGGAAGGACGCCCGGAGAAATCCGGTATCAACCCGCATGCGTCCGCCTTCATAGATCGGCCGGGTCACGTCCTCTGACAGATCCTGCGAGGCGTATTTCAGCACCAGGTCAGCGCGATCAAGCGCCTTGTCATTGAATTCGAGAACGGCATCCACGAACTGGCCCATCACTCAAATGCCACCCGGTAGTTCAGTGTGCAGCGGCACTGGATTGTATCCGCCGCGGTTGCGCCCAGCGAGCGGTCGCCGGGAAAGCGCAAGGCATTACCAAGCGGCGAAATGAATGGCTGATTGAACAGCGCCTTGTCGTTGTGCAGGACAGCATGGGAGAAGCGGACACGCTCGTCACTGGCGCTTTTCCATATCTTGGTGACCTGATCGGCGCGAAGTTCGCCGGCGTCGATGGCCTGCCTGTAGGTTTCGTATTGAGAGCCTGCCAGAGATTGCAGCGTCTCTGTCCTGGCGATGACGTCCGCCCGATACTTCAGCATCCGATTCCGATAGGCACGGGTCATCTTGCGGCGGGTCTCGGCGGGGATGGGCTTGCCTGTCCTGATGGCCTTCTGGATGGCGCGATCGAAGCGCTTGTCCCTCAGTTTGCGATCTAAGGCCTTGCGGAGGATAGCCGGGTCATCAGAGGCCAGCTCAACAGCATAGGCGCGCTGCCACGCTTCCTGCTGCTGTGTGAGGCCGATAATCCCGCCAGAGCGCTTGCCAGTCGCACGATCGATGCGCCCCACCAGTTCGATTGCGGTGGTGCGGGGATTGTCGCCCCGTGCCAGGCCCTCGACCAGATGGCCCCGGATCATGTTGCGCTGATCCTCCACGATCTCAGTGACAAGATTGGATGACCTGTCGCGTATCCACGCCTCAGCCTGCGGATTGCGGACGTCGAACACGAATTGCGCCAGTGTCGGCAGTGACGAGCCGAACCGCATGCCCCCGGCCTCGTACATATCGCGCATGGCGATCTCGAAGCCTTGGAAGCTCAGCCGGTTGATGCGGAGGTAATCAAGCAGGCCCTCAATGTCCCCGCGTTCGAGCAGGGCCGTGATCTGCTTCAGCGTCACCCGGTCAGTCACGCCGTCGACGCTTTCGAGAAAGGCATCGCGCAGGCGCGGCTCCCACAACTCCGTCAGCTGGTCGAAATCCGGGATGTTGCGGGGCATCTAGTCAGCGTCTGACTCTTGCTTGCCGGAGACTGTGCTGCCGCTCGCAGGCGCCTTCACATGACCGCGCTCGATGAACTTGCGGGTCAGCACATTGTCCTCCAGATCGATTTCGCCCCCGACCGGGATTGGCTTGTCGCCCTTGAAGAACTGGTTGGCTTTCTGAACAGTGTATTTCATGGGGGTCTCCGTTACGCTGTGAGGTGCTTCACCGCCCACATGACGGCTTCCTCGGTCTTGGTCTTGGCGAGGGACAGTTCTCGGCTACCGCCCATGCTGTCGATAAGGCTGAGCATCTTGGCGCCCGCATCCTTGATCTCGACCATCTTGGCCTTCTCTTCATCGGAGAGAACGCGGTACTGATGGCGAACTGCGTTATTCGCTGTCCGGTCATCGGATGCGCTATCGACTGTCTTTTCTGTATTACTCATGGGGGCTTCCTTCAGGTTGAGAGCTTGCCCGGTGCACCGTCGATGACCAGGCTGTAGTAAACCACCACGCCAGCAGGCGCGACGGGGCGGACTTCCTTGATAGTCTCCCACTGTGTGGCCTCGCTCGCATCCTCGGCGGCGATTCCCACAGCGATCATGTCTTCATCTTCGATGGCGGTGCCGGTGGCCGAGACCATCAGCGTCCGTTCAATGCGCTCGATGCGCGTTCCCGTCTCATCACGGATGACGCGATCCCCGTCGACGATCCAGACGGTTTGATAGGTTGGCGTGCCCGTATCCGGATCCCATGGGTTCGCCCCAGCGGTTGTCCCGGCCTTGCGGATGGTGGCGGGAAAGCCGCTTGGCTGGCTGGTGTCCGATACCGAGCGGATGGCGTCTTCGACCTCGGCGGCGATGCTGGCCCAATCCTCTGCCATCAGAGTGTTCCCGGGCCAATCGACATGAACCGGAACTGCGCGTCATTCAGATCGCGCACATAGGGCTCGAACATAGCTTCGATGAGGGTGGACACAGGCGCCTGCGCATACTTGTTGCTGGCGTCGCCGGTGACGGTCCACCGGATCTTGTCTACGCCGGTCAGCACCTTCTGCTGGGCTGGCGTGTATGTCTTGGAAAAGAAGCCCACTGTGGTGAGTTCGAGCAGCGCAGCCTCATAGGTCGCGTCCTCCACCACATCGAGGGTTTCGTCATAGCCTTTGATCAGGTTGGCCACATACCTGTACTTGATGTGATCGGAAGCGCGAACGAGCGCCGCATTGGCATCGGCATCATCTGCATCCGTTGGCGCGCTATTGCCGCGATCCGTCCAGTATGACCGGAAACCGGCCAGCGTTCCGTATGGCATGTCTGGTCATCCTGGCTGAGGGTGAGCGCCGCCCCATCATGGACAGGGCGGCAATCTGTTTACTTACCGGTGGCAGGCGGGGTGAATTCGCCTTTGATGCCCGGCCACAGCTGGTCACGCTCTTCAGCAGTGAAGGCCATTTCGCCATCTTTCAGCATGCCGTTGAGCACCTTGACGTCTGGCGAGCCGTCAGCGGTGAAGGCTTCAGGCTTCATCTCGCCAACCAGTTCGCGCAGGCGCTGTTGGCGCTCCTGTGCGGAAGGTTTGGTGTTTTCAGCCTTCGCCTTCGCTTCGGCCTCGGCTTCGAGGCGAGCCTTTTCCTCGGCTTCAGCCTTCGCCTTCGCTTCGGCAGATCGCGCATCCTTCTTCGGATTTGTGATCGGCGTCTTGCCTTCGGTGTCACCACCGAGGCGGCGGCCCTTGTTCACGAGCCATGCCGGAACGGTATCGCCCTTGATGTCGAATACAGTTCCGACCTTCACGGGCTTGCCCTTGCTGTCATAGACGCCGGGCTGAGTGATTTCGTATTGCATGATGTGGATTCCTTGGGGGAGAAGCGGCGAGGCCGGAGCCCCGCCGCCCGGTTCACTTACGAGGAGTGTGCGATGCCGCAATTGTCTTCGGCATCGAACTTGATCTCGACAGCCTGCGCCGCCATGACGAGGAAATTGTAATCGTCTTCCGGGTTGGCCCGGAACTGTTGGCGGGAGTTCATCGGCATGCCGTTCAGCACCTGGATGCTGCGGCGATCCTTGACCACGGCAATGATGGTATCCGCCGGCACATCAGATGCCGGGATCACCTCACGAACGCCGCCATTCTCCAGGATACGCTGGGCAATGGTCTTGTTCGGGTATTGCGTGGAATAGTC